TCATCAGCGAGAACTCAACGTACAGAGAAGCTAAAATAGCGTGTGAGAAGCTATTGAAACAAGTTAGCCATGAGATAGAACTCAGGGCGCTAGAAAGTGAGACAAAGTGTGAAAGAAACAATAAAGGAATTCCTGAAATTCAGAAGCCAATTTACAGTACGTGAATGGGTTGAAATTAACCAAGCTGTCGAAACTCGTTTAAATCAAAAAGTCGCCCAGTTGAGAATGGACGACTCAGATGTAGAAATCATTTCTACATTTCTAAAAGACTAGAACGGTCTATCTGAGGAACAAATAGAAAATAAGGAGGTAAAGACGATGAACGAAATAGGACTGATTGCAGTAACAATCGTTAATGTAACCTGCGCTTTAATCAATCTAATTTGCTTTATTAAAGACCGGATGGATTGATTTAGTTTTAGAAAGATAATGAATTTGTCTGTTGGTTTTAATCTTGATAGTATGCGGTGGTTCGTTTAGGTAGTATGACAACTTATGGAATGAGTATGGATTTAATTCTATCTCATCTTCAAATGGTGCAGAGTACCAATCTACATTAAAAAATGTCTGCGTACTGCTAACCAAACCAAATGGATCTGGTTTCTTCTCAGGAATAGCAGTGACTGGATTAAATCCGTTGTCAAAAATTTCTTTTCCGTTTTTGTCAAACAGTTGGACATTTTTGATTAGAACATCTGAATTTGATTGGTTAGACAAAACAAAGCTGTACTGATAGCAAGAGTATTCGTTCATTCTCGTTTTACGGAATTTAGAAACACTCAATTTCACTCTATTGACTTTTAAAGAGTAAATCAAGCTAACAACACCAGTAATGGCCCCGATCCATGCAGCAGAAATATTCAAAATATCAATCAAACTAAACATCAAAATTACCTCGTTTTTGATTTTATTATATCATAAAAAACAGAGGATATTATTAATATAAGGAGGTAGGAACGTGCAAATTTATCTGTATCAACTAAGAAAAGAAAAAGGCATTACTCAGAAAGAATTAGCTCAAAAACTTGGTATTTCTGAGACGGCATATCGTCAGAAAGAGAAGGGGCGAAGCGCTTTTACTCAGGATGAAATGTTTTTCTTGCGTAGCTTTTTTGATAAACCTTTGCAAGATATTTTTTTGCCAAGAAAGTCACCAAAACGGTAACTTAAAAACTCATATCTACAAAGAAAGGAGAGAGTATGAAAAATTTAAAAAACTTGAATGTTCAACTAATATTTCAGAAATGCAACGGATGATTATACAGCAGTCAAAAATGATTTTTTGAGAGATCCAAAACTTGAGCCAGCCACAATCGGGATATTGATGGTTATTCTCAGCAATAAAGAGAATTGGCTTGTTTATCCAGAAGAAATAGCTAAACGATTAAATGTTAGTCGTGACATGATAGATCGTCATCTAAAAAAACTAGAGGTTGCTGGTTATATGCGAGTTGTTAAAAAAAGCCTCGGTAGAGGTCGAGGGGTTCAGACTTTCAGATTTTTCTCAGATACAAAGATAACCGATTTTCAATTTGAGATTATGTTGCAGAGATTGGAGGATGCTTTACAAAAGTTATCCACAGTTTGATATTTACATTTCCGACTTTTACAAATCTGTATTTTACAAATCTGTATTTTACAAATAAGTAAAATAAGGCACTAATAAATACTAACTAACAACAAGTATTAAATAACAATAAATATTAACTAACAATAACTCCTACTTCTCTTAATAAATAAAAGAGAGAAATTTCAATTTTAGGACTTTGGTTTTGGAAGGAGAAGGAATGGAAACATTCATTATATCAGTTTTAACATCTTTTATTGTGACATCCACTATGATGCATTACCACATTTATAAAGTGAATGAACTATACAAAAAATACATGGATTTTGAAAAATCGAGTGTAGAAGAGTTTGCTAAATCAATTACAAGCAGACTTTCAAAAAATCCTTCCAGAGAGGAGTAGAAAATATGAACGAACTAGAAAGAAAAGCCCTCGATGAGGTGTTGAGGACCGTTAGACTTATAAATGAAAAAGTTGCTGAGATTGGAGAACTGCAAAGTCAACAAGAGCTAGCTATTTCTTATCTTCGGGGAATAATGGATTCCTCTGAGATTGGTTAGTTTTATCTTGGATTTGCTGGAGAATTGACTGATAGTCAATTTTTGATGATTTAAAATCAAAATCATGCGTGTGTACGAGAGAAGAATAAGACTGTTGCTTTTCTAACAGATTAAGTATCTTGTTTAGCTTTTTGGTCAAATTGTCATTGAGATCGTCAAGTGTGAGACTTCTTTCAATACGACTTTCAGGCATTTCGAAGTTTTTAAAACTTTGAATTTTAGATTTCAAATTTTCTTTAGATTCTTCAATTTTCGATACATCTGTATCATAGAAAACAGTACGAGTCGTCATAACATCAAAAGGAAGTCTTTCTCCTACTTTTATGATTGGGACAAGAGGCAGTTCAAGCGCCTGTCTGAAACCTAACTCGTAGAATGCATTGGGATTATGGTCTGTCATATCTGCTATAACCATAGGAGCGGTTTTAAGGTAATTGATAATTGTAGCGTTGATGTTATCTACCGCATTTACGTGGTCAACACGAACAGGTTTATAACCAAGTTCTTCACAAACAGGAGCGATAAGATATCTATATACGTTGTCAGCTCGCTCTCTGGTAGGTGTTCCAGATTCACCAATAGCAGTTACAATAAAACAGATCTTTTCGGTCATATTTTCTCTCCAGTCGTTTTTATTTTATTATACCAAATTTAGAAAGGAAAAAACAATGAGACCAAAACGATATCCGTATAACTCTAAACCAAATCGGGTGAATGTTTTAGATAGTCGTTTCTATACACGACTAATCGTTGAAACTAGTGACGGAAAGAAAAAAATAGCAGAAGTCACATTGGATGATGTAACTCCTGCTGCTGGATATACCGTAAGGCTAAGGCCAAAATATGACTAGCCTTTAGGAGGGAATGGATCTTTACCGTGGCTGTCTCGGCTTTGGATTCTTCCATCCTTGCCATGAATGATAAGTTCGGAACCTTGATTTCGTGAAATCTGTCTAGCAATATTTGTAGCTTCATTCTTCGTAGTAGTGTGAACTGTTGCTCTTGAATTGCCAGCACCTTTTACGTTCCAACCGCCATTCTTGGCAGGAACAACATGTTGGTTTTTACCCATGATTGTATCTCCTTTCTGTTTAGATTGTGACTAAAACGGTGAGAGGTCCTAGTCAAAAATGATTATAACATAGATTACAGAAAAACACAACATATTGTTATTTAAATATACTTATAAAACAACATATAGTGTTTTCGGAGGTATAAAATGTGGGAACAGTTAAACAGAATCATGCAAGAAAGAAATTTGAATGGCTATCAATTATCTAAGATGGCTGGAGTTAATCGAAGTTTCTTTTCTGACTTAAAAAATGGAAAGGTGAAATACCTTTCTTGGCCGAATATGTGCAAAATTGCTGACGCACTGGAAGTCAGCTTGGATGAATTTAGATAACAAAAAAGCACCTAACAGAAGTTAGGCGCATAGAAAAATAACCAATAAAATTATATCACAGAAAGAGAGGAATTGCCAATGGCTTTGGAACTATTCGGTGAAGATTTCAAAAATGAACTATTTCAAGATCTTGTGAAGCTTAACATCAAAGCTTTAAAAGAAGCTAAAAGACAAGTCTCAAGACAAATCAGCATGGTGCCAATCAAGGAAGTCATGCAAGCTACTGGATGGGGCAGAAAGCGAATCGAGGATTTTCGAGATCAAGGTAAGTTCAGCTATCAACAAAATGTAAAAGGTGGCAAGTGCTTGTACGACTTGAACGATGTACTACGATTTCAAAGTCAGTTAGCAAAGAGAGGATAGCATGAACCTACTAGCAAGAATTAAAAACTATTTTTCGGAAGAGGTCGAAGAAACCAATTTTGACTGGAAAGAAGTCGCATTAGACTTGAACCGTGAATTGATTGAAACAAGAGAAGAAAACAAAATCTTGTATCAGCGTATTGCTGACTTAGAAAAATTATTAGAGGTATAGAGAAATGGAAATAAAATACACATACAATAAAACACCTATTGGTTGGGTATGGCAATTAGAAATTGACGGTTATAAGTTTTTTTATCCATGTGGCGATTTAAAAACGTTAAAAAAATTTGTCAAATCAGAACTTGATATTTTGCTAGATAAAAAAGAAAGTGACAGTAATCACGGTTTGGCCTTTCATGCGTGTGGATATAACGGTCAAGCGCAACAAGAATATATTTCATATTGGGAAAAACAAGGTTTGAGTATATTTTAAGGAGATTTAACATGATTGAACCGTCATTAACAAGTCAGCTTTTAGGAGTTGGCGCATTATTTATCGGATTTCTCGGGGCAGGAATCCACGTTCACAATCGAGAAGAACGAATGTGGAAAGAAAAGAAAGCACAGTTGCTACGTGATGCAGACATCATCCGAGCAAGTCAAGAAGCCTTTGCGAAAGGTCGTGAAGCAGAACGCAGAGCAATTCGCGAGAACATCCGCAGACCATTTCCAGGCTTCACATTTGACAACGAGCGACCAGAAGGCTTGAAACCTGAATTGGTTGGCTTGCCTGCGCCTAGAAATTTGAGAGGGTGAAATATGACAGTTAGTAGAGATATGAGTAAAACTGAAACAAATGTATTGAACTTGATTATCAACCGTGCAACGTTTGAAGATCCTATCAAAGCTGAAAAAATCAGACAAGAAACAGGCCTATCAAAACGAAGTCTTGAAGAAGTGATTGAGAGTTTACGAGTGGATTTCAAACATCCAATTGTTGCTAAAAAGACACAGCCGAGCGGATATTATCTTCCAAAAAACGAGGAGGAACGACAAGCGGGCTTAGCACCTTATCGCAGACAGATTTTGACTGAACAGAAAAATCTTGCAGCAGTTATGGCTGTTGATTTGGATGATTATTGGAAATCGGCATGAGAGGTGACAGATGTTTGATTATGACAGAGATATGATGCAACCGCCTGAAGAACGAGAAGAACTCGATCTAAGCGAGTATGTGTATATTGGATGCGGTCAGTATCGATATGTAGGTGATGAAATATGATTGAAGAACTACACGCAGAAATCGACAATCGGCGGGCTGAGTATATGCATCTTGGTATCGAGCTGGGGCAAATCATCAACGAGCAACAGGATACTATTTTGAAATTGCAAAACGAAAATAGACGTATAAAACGTGAAAATTGGAACCTTAAGAAGACGAAAGGAAGAAGAAAATGACAAACGAACTAACACACAAACAATTTTTTAACTCACCAGCAGTAAAACAGAAATTCTCAGAAGTAGTGAACGGCAACGGGCAACAGTTCGTGGCTAGCTTGCTGAGTGTAGTCAGCAATAACAGCTTGCTTGTTAAGGCTACAAATGAAAGCATTATGACCGCAGCGATGAAGGCAGCAGTCCTTAACTTGCCGATTGAAGCTAGTCTTGGCTATGCTTATATCGTACCTTACAAGAACCAAGCCCAATTTCAAATCGGTTACAAAGGCTTGATTCAACTGGCGCAACGAAGCGGACAAGTGACACGGTTGAACGCAGGGGAAATCTACGAAAGTCAATATAAAGGATTTAATCCACTAACTGAAGATCTTGAAGTAGACATGTCTGCTATTCCAAAAGAGAAAGAAAAAGTCGTTGGGTACTTTGCGTTCATGCGCCTTGCAAACGGATTTGAAAAGACCGTATTTTGGACCAAAGAACGAGTCCAAGCGCATGGCAAGAAATACAGTCAGTCATTCTCTGGCAAGTATAGCCCATGGCAGTCTGATTTTGATGCTATGGCTAGAAAAACAGTATTGAAGCACATGCTTTCAACTTATGCCCCTCTCTCAACTGAATTACAAGATGCGATTGTGGCAGATAATGAAGACAGCACAATTTCAAACAAGAAAGAAATGAAAGATGTGACTCAAGAGCCAGTTGCCGAAACATTGGATGGTATCTTAGAAGCTCCTGACAAGTCTGTAGATGGCGATAACGTGGTAGACGGAGAATTTACCGCAGAAACAAAAACACGCCCAAAAACGGCTAAAAAAACGGCAAATCCTGACGAGTTAGCATCTACAGAATACCCTGCAGAAGAAATTCCAAACTTTGACGAAGAAACAGGGGAAGTTTTGGAAGAGTTCAGCTTCTTTGAAGGAAACACGACCAACATTAAGGAGTAGCCCATGGAAGAACTAACACAAGAGAATTACTACCAGGACACGAGTCGGTTGACCAATTCACGCTTCAAACGTTATCAGCAATGCCAAGCGAAGGCATTTGCCGTTGATAGTGGACAATGGGTAGAAGAGAGGGACGAGACCCCTCTCCTACTCGGTAACTACGTTCATAGCTACTTTGAAAGCGAAGAAGCGCATCAGCAGTTCATGGACGAAAATGGCGACAAGCTACTTGCCAAGACTGGCAAAAACAAAGGAAACCTCAAATCCGATTTTGTGATTGGCGACAAGATGATTGAAAGCCTGAAAGATGATGAAGGCTTCAACCGCTTGTATCACGGTTATTCATCGGACGACGTTCAAAAAGAATTGATTGTCTATGGTGAAATCGAAGGAGTACCAGTCAAAGGTAAGCTGGATAGCGTAAACCTAAGCCGTGGCTACTTTGTGGATTTAAAGACCATGAAATCTATCTACTCGGAAGAATGGAGCACAGAGCTTAAGAAGAAAGTGCCTGCTGCAGTCAATAACATTTTGAATTTTGGGTATCATGGTCAGCTTGGTCTATATCGTGAACTTTTAAAGCAAATGACAGGGGATGATTTTAGACCATACATCGTAGCCGTCAGCAAGGAGAACGTGCCAGACCGTGAGGTTCTGAAGATTGATGATGAATGGTTGGATGAAGGTTTAGACAAAATCAAGTCTGAAATTGTCGAAGTTTGGGATGTGATTCAGGGCAAACAAAAGCCTAAAAAGTGCGGTCATTGTGATTATTGCAGAAGCCGGAAGAAACTAGATGCAGTCGTCACTTTGAACGACCTGATTGAAAGTGATTATTAAATTTGAAAAAGGGAGGAAAGAAAATGATAAAAACGGCATTTTTATCATGTGGTTATCCACATCATGTGGCAATTGACGATCAAATAAACTACTGGTTTTCAAAGAATCCAGGAATCGAGTTGATTGACATCAAGTTTCAATCAAATGTGTCAGCAGTCGCTGATAGTGGTGTAAGTGCTGAATATTGGCATACATCAGCATTGATTATTTATAAAGAACCTGAAAAATCAAGGTTAGGAATAGAATTTGGAGAAGAAGATGATTATTGATTTTATTAAAGAGGTCGGCATGGCTCTAGTATGGCTATTTCTTGGCTATCTAGTCGGTGAACGTAGCGCTAGAAAAGATAAAAAATAACCAGAAACCAACTATTTCCATTTTGGAAACAATTCAAAAACCAACAAGCCGTGCATTCTTGTAAAACTGCGAACTAGAAAGCGTCAGTAAAGGTTATGTGACCTTGGACGAGCGACTGCCCGTATTTAGCCAAACTCACAACAACAGAGGCAGTCGCATTTTTTGATGAAATATAAAACGATGGCAATGTATGGAAAAACTAATTTTAAAATTTGAACTTGATAGAAAGCAGATGATTTCAGCGAATGACAGATTACACTTTCAGAAAAAAGCTAAAATCACTAAGTTTTTACGAAAGCTAGCGCATTACGAGGGGCAGAATACTCTAAGAGATTACTTTGGCTTACCTTTTAGCGAGAACAAGCCTTGTAAAGTGACTGTTTGGGTATTCGCCCCGACTAGTCGCATATACGACCCACCAAACTGGTCGCCAACTAGCAAAGCGCTTTTAGACGGCTTGACAGATGCGAAATTTTGGACGGATGATAATTATCACGTCATCAAGTCAACGGATTTTAGGCATGGTGGAAAGTCAGGAAATAAGAATTACAGAATTGAACTGGAGATTGTCGAATGGAAAGAAACGGACAAGTGAAAGTTGAGTTATACAATGATCACTTTGAAAACGCAAAACGCTATAACATACCACGAGCGCAGTTGATTATTGCTGATATACCTTATAATTTAGGAAACAACGCATATGCAAGTGATCCGCGTTGGTATAAAGACGGTGATAATAAAAATGGAGAAAGCAAACTTGCTGGAAAATCTTTTTTTGACACAGACAATGATTTTAAAATCAATAATTTCTTTGATTTCTGCTCTCGTCTCTTGAAAAAAGAACCGAAGGAAAAAGGAAAAGCGCCTGCTATGATTGTTTTTCACGCTTGGCAACAGCGAGAAATGGTTATTGAATGTGGTAGAAAACATGGTTTTAATAACGCTTATCCTTTGTATTTTACAAAAAAATCGAGTCCGCAAGTCTTAAAAGCGAATATGAAGATTGTCGGGGCGGTTGAAGAAGCAACTGTCTTATATCGAGATAAGTTGCCAAAATTCAATAACAATGGCGCGATGGTATTGAACCATGCACCGTGGGAGAAAGATAGTTCATATCCCAGTATTCATCCGACGCAGAAACCTATTCCAGTCTTGAAACGATTGATTGAAATATTTACTGATCCAGATGATGTTGTTATTGATCCAGTAGCTGGCAGCGGCTCGACTTTGAGGGCAGCAATCGAAATGGGACGGTCAGCTTATGGATTTGAAATTAAGAAAGATTTTTACAAGAAAGCGCAAGAGCAAATGCTTTCGACATTTCAAACCAGTTTATTTTAAACCGGTATATCAAACAACAATATATGATTTTTTGGAGTGAAAATGACGTATAAACAACAAATGATTGAAGCATTAAAACATTCAATCGAAATAACAGAGCAGGAAATTGAGAAGTATTCGAAGCTATGCGGCAAACGAGTCGAACAAGGCCGTACTGCTCACCGTGAATTTTTGAAGAAAAAACTTAAGAAAATGAAAGCACAATTGAAGGAGTTGGAAGATGAATATGCAGGAATTGAATAAAGAGATTGAAGAAAACGGGATTTACTGTTTGAATGTTTTTGGCAATGAGGTCAAAAGCATTCCGGTTAAACGTGCAATTGGTTTAATCAAACAACTAGACGAACCCAAACCAGTCAAAGTAAAGCAGTTTGTGGCGGATTGGTATGAAGAGAATAAGGATGATTTTGAAGGGAATTTGTATCGATGTACCCATAATATTCCATCGGTTTTTGATGGCGCTAAACTTAATGAGTTTGAAAGGTGGTTTCTAAGCGCTAGCACCAAATCATTTCAAATCCTCGTCAACATGCACCAGTTCGGCTACGAGGTCGAGAAAGAACCGAAGTATACGGTTAAATTTAAAGCTACTAATCAATACCTTTGTGATGACGATGGCATCGGCCTTCATATCAGTCCAAGTTTTAGAAGTAATTTTAGAAAATCTGACCTCGAAAAGTTAAGTCTTACTGAAGTGTTTGACAGTCCTTTATTTGAAGTCGTAGAGGTGGAGTGATGGCAATTAAAGATGAAACAGGATTTTACAATGTAGCAGAGCAAATTAGAGGTGTGTATGGTTGGAGCGTAGAAGACGGAAAAATCCAGCCGCCAAAATATGATTTTCCACAAGAAATGGAAGAACGAATTCAGTATTTCCAAGATGAAATGGAAAACGGATTAAGTTTGTACGGAGCGCTGCGATTTATTTTAGCAAAAAATGACGACGAGCAAGCAATTCGAGAATGTGAATTTGGCTGTCCTTGGTTGCCACAAACAGAACAGACACAGAATTTTTTGGATAATAGCTTTGGAATAGTCTCATCAGTGATTGCCGTGCGACTGCTTTATCCAAGATCAGATTTAGGAGGGGAAAAGTGAAACGATTTATCGCAATCTGGATATTATTGTCTGCTGGATTGAACATCTGGCAGAGTATTCACATTAAAAAACTAGAAGAAAAGCGCCCGATTGTCGTCTATAAAGCTGATAATCAAGGCGCAGAAATCAAAGGCAGAGTCGTCCATAAAGAGAAAATAGGCGAACTGCACACAATCACAGTACAAAATTACGGCATTTTCGTAGTTACTAAAACAAACTATGAGTCATTGAGGATTGGAGACGAGGTGAGATTATGACACCAAAATTTAGAGCGTATGATGGCGGCTCATTAAATCGTATGTATCAACCGGACGAAGTGATGGTTGGAAATGGCGATATCTGGATTATTGATGAGGACTCTGTTGCTGGTGAATGGATTGTGAACAATGACATTCACCTCATGCAATCAACAGGACTCAAAGACAAGAATGGGAAAGAGGTCTTTGTCGGAGATATTATCAAATGCATAAGAGGATGCCTGCACGAAGTCTATATAGAAAAAGAATACGGTGGTACATTCATAGGCGGCATGCTTGCAGTTTATCTAAAAGGATTGAGTGAAGGATATGCGTGGACCGGATATGAGGAAATCATCGGCAACATCTATGAAAACCCTGAGCTTTTGGAGGAGAAGGAATGAGATATTTTAAAATCCTATGTGTTGTTTTATTCGCATCCTTCCTCGTAGCATACCACCAGATTTCGAGTGGGACAGTGGTAGATAAGTACATTGATGAACCTCACACAACGTTCATACCTGTTATGAATGGTAAAAGTTCGGTACTTGTGCCAACCAGAACCAAAAGAAAATATATTCTGGTCGTTTCAGGATATGCAGGTAATAAGCAAGTTGAAGAAACATTTGAAGTGACAGCCGAGGAATACATGCGCTATGAAATTGGCAACACTTTTATACAGGATGCCGTTTTGAAAAATAAGGAAGGTGATGAATAATGAAACCAGAAAAAATTGACAACGTAAACAAACCAAGCCACTATCAAGGCTCAAAAGGCCTTGAAGGTATTGAAGTAATTGACAATTTCATTGGCAATCTGCCAGGGAAGGCAGCGTGGTGCTGGGGTAATGCTATTAAGTATATGTTAAGATTCCAGAAGAAGAATGGTCTTGAAGACCTGAAGAAAGCTAGAAAAAATTTAGACTGGCTTATAGAGGAGATGGAGAATGGACTATGAAAAACCTTTAACAAAGAGACAGTGTGAATTATTCGCTTTCATGCTAAAGCAAAAGAGGATTGATAACCAGGTTACTTTGAAAGAGTTAGGAAGTAAGTTAGGCTACTCAATTGCAACAATCTCAAATTGGGAGAATTTAAAATCCGCTCCTGATATGTACAATGTTGAAGATGTAGCGACTTATTTCAATCTGCCTATGAATGTATTTATCGGAGAGGGGTGATAGGGTGCAGAGAGCTATTGAGAAAGAACTCAAGAAACTAAAATTTAAGAATGTTAAAATCCAATCTCTACATTGTGAAATCATCAATCTAAGGTCCGGTATCATGAAAGGTCAGGTTTTTGACAGTATGCCGAAATCTCAGAACAATGATAATCGCACCGAAGAAATGAACATCAAGGCTATTGATCGCATTGCTGAACTCTATCAAGAAATCGAGAGGGAATACAAGGAGCAAGAGGAACTTGTCAGAGCGATTGAAGAGTTAGAGGAGCCGATTGAGAACATCGTAATGCGATTGCTGTACATAGATGGTCTATCTTGGACTCAAGTGGAAAGAAGGTTGAATTGCAGTCCAGCTACTATCCAGCGGGCTAGGGATAAGTCCTTGGTTAAACTCTCTAAAATGTTTGATAGTAACGATAGTAAATGATAGTTTTAATGTGCTATTATGGTATTGTCAGCAAGTACGGTAAAGCGGACTGATGACTCCTTTAGCTTTTCATAACGACATCATGGATAAGTCAGTGATTTCCTTTTAGTCTTTTTGATTTCGGTCTCTGATGTCGTTATTTTTTAAACTTGAAAATGGTTGCGGAGCGACTGGACCTTGCATGATTGCATGGCTAATTATATTCCGGATAAGTTATAAGCTAGGCGGTTTGATTCCGCTAGAGGTCTTAATTAAAAGTCACATGGTTGTGTGGCTTTTTGTTTTGTAAAAAAACGGAGGTGATGGAAAATCGCTAAACTAACTTTAAAACAACAGAGATTTGCTGATGAGTACATCATCAGTGGGAATGCGACAGATGCAGCTATTAAGGCAGGGTATAGCTCTAAATACGCTAATACAAATGCATCTAAGTTACTACAAAATACTACAATCAAATCTTATATTGACGAAAGACTGGCTCAGCTTGCGTCTGAGAAGATTGCAACGCAGGAGGAGGTGCTTACTTACCTAACTTCAGTAATGCGAGGGGAGACTCAAGAACAGACTCTTTGCAGTATTGGTGAACTTGGTCAACAAGTTATTGATATTGACGTCGGAGCTAAAGATAGAATTAAAGCTGCGGAACTTCTGGGTAAACGACACAGACTTTGGACGGACAAGGTAGAGGCTGATATTTCTGGAACGGTGGTGTTTGCGAATGAGTCAGACATACCAGATTAAACAGAACGATATTGTCGTAGACCTACCTAAGACAGTAGGTGGGGGATATGGCCAGTTCTGGCGCTCGAGAAATCTTTATCGAGTTGTGAAAGGTTCTCGTGGTTCGAAGAAGTCCAAGACAACTGCTTTGAATTATGTTATCCGTCTTTTGAAATATCCTTGGGCTAACTTGCTTGTCATTCGTAGATATTCGAATACGAACAAGCAATCGACCTACACGGATTTCAAGTGGGCAGCTAACCAACTAAAAGTCGCTCATAAATTTAAGTTCAACGAGTCTTTGCCCGAAATAACAGTCAAAGAGACGGGCCAAAAGATTTTGTTTCGTGGTCTGGACGATGAGCTCAAAATCACATCTATCACAGTTGATGTGGGGATTCTTTGCTGGGCATGGTTCGAGGAAGCTTATCAAATCGAAACTGAAGATAAGTTCAGTACGGTAGTTGAGTCTATCCGTGGTAGCTTAGATGTACCTGATTTCTTTAAACAAATCACGGTAACATTCAACCCGTGGAATGAAAGGCACTGGCTCAAGCGTGTCTTCTTTGACGAAGATACTAGACGAGCCGATACATTTGCTACTACGACAACTTATCGATGCAATGAGTGGCTAGATGAAGTCGATATTAAGCGTTACGAAGACTTGTATCATACAAATCCAAGGCGTGCAAGAATTGTCTGTGACGGAGAATGGGGCGTCGCTGAGGGTCTAATCTATAACAATGTAACCGTCAAAGACTTTGACAAAGACGAGTTGTTGCAAAATCCTGCTAACAAGTTGTGCATCGGGCTTGACTTTGGTTTCACTCATGATCCAACTGCTCTGTGTTGTTCGCTAATAAACGACACGACGAAAGAGATACACATCTTTGACGAAGCGTATAAAGTCGGTTTGATAACCAAGGAAGTCGCTAAGATGATAAAGGACAAAGGTTATCATCGTTCGACAATTATTGCGGATAGCGCAGAGTCACGGTTGATTGAGGAATTAAGGTCAGAACACGGCATATCTCGAATCAAAGAGAGTAGAAAGGGAAAGGATAGTATCATGGCAGGCGTATCCAAATTGCAAGGATACGCTATTTATGTACATCCGAATTGTGAGCATATCATGGATGAATTTTACAGTTATTGCTATCAACGAGACAAAGAGGGCAATTGGTTGAACAAACCAGAAGATAAGAACAACCACTTGATGGACGCGCTGCGATATAGCCTTCAATGTATTGAGGGCGGGAAAGCAACCGTCCGCAGACGTTCACAATACGGTTTATAGAAAGGAATTAAATGTATCAGATTTTAACTTATCCACGAGACGGATACGATGAAACAGCTTTGAGTAAAGAATTGATTTACAAGCTGATTCAGAAACACACGCAAGAGCGTCAGCGATTGAAGAAGCTTAAAAACTACTACTTGGGCGAGCATGCTATCTTGAATCACACGAGACGCAACGTGAACGCACCGAATTATAAGACGGTAGCTAATCACGCTAAGGACATTGCGGACACGTCTACGGGCTATTTTATGGGCAATCCTATCAAGTATAACAACACTGCTGAGAGCAACCTTGAGCCATTGCTTGAGGCTTTCGATGGCGCTGAAATAGACCAAGTGGATGCGCAGAACGCGTTGAACATGGCTATTTATGGACGTGCATACGAGTACATCTATGCTAAAGAGGGGTTGACTGAGCTTGATTCGACTAGCGTGGACCCAGAGAATGTATTCATCGTTTACGACGATAGTATCGAACGCAAGGCCTTGTTTGCGGTGTACTACTACGAAATTAAAGATGACACGAAAGATGCGACTAAGTATCAAGCTGAAGTCTTTACTCAGAACTTGCATTATCACATCGTGTTGCGTGATTCGAGCATGGGAACTACACAGAATGAGCAGGTAGAACCTCACAACCTCGGTCAAATCCCAATCATCGAGTATCGTAACAATCATTTTGTGATTGGTGATTATGAGCAACAAATCAGCTTGATTGATGCTTATAATTCATTGATGGGCAACCGAGTAAACGACAAAGAGCAGGCAGTCGAGTCTATTCTTGTACTTTACGGCGCGCAGTTAGCTGACAATCTAGAAGATGCCAGGGAAGCAATGAGCATTCTTGCTGAAGAAGGTCTTTTGGAATTGCCAGCAGATGCCAAAGCTGATTTCTTGAAAAATGCCCTGGACGAGAACGCTACTGAAATCTTGCGCAAGGCTTTGAAAGAAGACATCTACACATTCAGCCATGTGCCGAATTTGACAGATGAGAACTTCGCAGGCAATAGTTCGGGCGTAGCCATGGAATTCAAGCTACTAGGTCTCGAAATGATTACTAAGACCAAAGAAGCAAATTACAAGCGAGGTCTTAGACAGCGGATTGCTATCTTTGCTCACTACTTGGGTATGCAACAGATTGCTCTTGAAGCACATTCAATCGTGCCACAGTTTAGCCGTGGATTGCCTAAAAACTTGCTTGAATTGTCACAGATTATCAATAATCTTGAAGGTAAGGTCTCACTTCGTCAGCTTATTTCACTCTTGCCATTCGTTGAAGATCCTGATGCTGAACTTGAAGAACTCGAGGAAGAGAAGGAAAAGAACATGGACCGTGTGCCGTTCTTTAATCAAGCGAACACGAAGCCAGACGAAGAGGTAGCAGATGAAGAACAAGGACTACTGGACCGAGAGGAAAGCTAATCTCATCTATGAGCAGATGGACAAGGCCGAAAAGCAAGCGGACAAGTTCGACGAGATTTACAAGCAATCTAAAGCGTATTTAGACAAGCAAATCAACAAGGTTTTTGATAAGTTTCAACGTGATTATGGGTTGAGCGAGCGTGATGCTAGACAAGTCTTAAAAAACATGAAAGACCAAAAAGACCTAAACGAACTTCGCAAGGTTCTTGAAGCTAGACCGAATGACCCGAATATCCAACGCTTACTTGCTGATTTGGACAGTCCAGCCTATGCCTATCGCATGAAGCGTTTAGAGCGTCTAAACGACGACCTAGACCGCATGCGTGAGTCTATCTACCATTCAGAGAAATCAGGCTCAGATGCCTTTTATAGCGACCTGATGAAGGATAGCTACTACAAGGCTACTTTTGACCTGCAACAGCAGACAGGACTAGCTTATAGTTTCTCTAATCTCCCTGAAACTGAAATCAAGCGCTTGAGGGGGCTAAAATGGACGGGAGAGGCTTATTCAGACAGGATATGGTCAAACACTGGGGCGCTCGCTTCAAGCGTGAAAGACGAGCTCCTAGTGAGTCTCATGACCGGTCGTAGTGTAAGAGATACATCTCAAGCTATCGCTGAACGATTCGAGGTTGGACAGAATAATGCAAGGCGTTTAGTTCGTACTGAGTCAGCATTCTTCCACAATCAAATGGAACTGCTTAGCTATGAAGATGCTGATATAGAGAAGTATATCTTTGTGGCTGTCTTGGACAAGCGTACCTCACGCATTTGCCAAGAGCATGACAACAAGGTCTACCACACAGACAAAGCCGTTCCTGGAGTGAATTATCCACCCTTACATCCCTGGTGCAGGTCTACAACTATCGCCCATGATGAAGATGCAGATTATAGCAAGCTCGAACGTCGGGCTAGGAATCCCAAGACGAACAAAGTCGAATACGTGCCTGCTGATATGACGTATAAAGAGTGGTATAGCAAGTATGTAGATGGCGAGGAAGTTGTTAATGAATCTAAATCGAAAGTGGATGACAAGGTTTTTGTAGCTGATAAACCAAACGAAATAGATGACTTCTTTAAAAAACAAAAGTCTTATCAAAAGTGGTATAATGAACTTACAGATGACGAAAGAAGTGTTATCTACTCTTATACAACAGAAAATTATCATAATTTCAACAATATAAAACGCTATGGACTTGATGAAGCCTTAAAAATACGTGAAAGGTTCTGGTTTGAAAACGACGGAGATGTAGCTGATTTACCTTTTGCCTTGGATATTGTAAAAGATACAGAATCTAATATCCCGATCTTAGAAAAAGCCATTTCACAATTTGCTCCTGAAAAAAGTTTTAAGGCGTATCGTGGAAGTGGGTCTATATCTGCATTAGGACAAGATTTAGGATATCTAGATTTTGAAGTTGGTCAATCCATTAAATTAGATAAAGCTTTCACTTCATTCAGTTTGGATAGAAATTATGCTAAAGAGTTTGCTTTCGATGGCGACGGCGCAAACGTACTATTTGAGGTTACTGTCAAGAAAGGTCAGAAGACGGGAGCTTATATTGCTGACTTAGCAGATTATAACCCTGAAAAAGAATATCTGATGAAACCTAACTTGAAATATAACGTTGTTTCTAAAACAGAAAGTGAAGACGGTTTGCTAATTTATGGTTTGGAGGTGTTAGAAGATGGGACTTGATAAATCATTCATAGAAAAAGCCTTTTATCGACCTGAAGATAGAGTAAATAGAGCGATTTTTGTAAAACCTGAAGAGCTTATTGAAATATCTGATGAAGATTTGAGTTATTTTGGCGAGGGTATTTTTTATTGCTTGCCTCGTAGCAAATTTGTAGAAAGTCGCAAAAATGAGATTCGAGAGAAATATAATCTTTCTAACGAAATGCCAAAGATAAACGGCATCTATTTAGGCACTTTTGTAAAAATGAGAGCATGGGATAAAATACGAAAGACAAAACCAACTTTGAAAGAAATAATAAGTATGGCTAGAAAACAAAGCACTTAGAATAATCTAGGTGCTTTTTTCGTGCCCATAAAGGAGAGTCTGATGAATAAATACAAAAAGTTGATAGAATTGATTGAAAAAAATGGCCTTGAAATTCAATCTAAGAAATGTTACGACCCACAGAGTGCTTGGCATGGTGAGGAGTTATGGATTGTCGATAAGAAAAACCAAAATAAAATTTTTGATTTATCGGGTAACGGTTACTGTTTTCATGACGATAAAGTTGATGAAGCTGTTGAAGAAGTTGAAAAGTATTTGGAGTTTAAAAACATTAATACTTTTGACGCTTTCAAAAAATGGGTAGAAAAGAATGCTAAACCTCAAAAGAATGCATAAGTTGAAGGGCAGAAAGGAGTAAATATATGTTTATCTGGGAATGGGTGTCAATCTCTTTCGGGTGGTTGGTATTTTTATTTTTAACTTTTATTATTCTGGCCGTAATCAGCGGAATAATTAAAGGTTTAAAGAAAGGATTGAAGAAATGAAATACAGAAAGAAACCTGTAGTAATTGAGGCGGTTCAGTTCGTAGATACTGAAGAATCAATTTTAAAATTGTCAGAATTAGGATTAGATCCAGTCCGGATTGATTACGCTGACCTAGATAATCCAATTTTAAAAATAGAAACACTTGAAGGTTTGATGATTGCAACCGAAGGTGATTACATTATTAAAGGAGTTCAAGGTGAGTTTTATCCGTGCAAGCCTGATATTTTTGAAGAAACATACGAAAAAATGGAGGAATAAAAATGTTAGAAAAAGCAAAACGATTGGCATCACAAGAATTTTCGCGCTTATCAGGTCGTGAAATCAAAGCAAAAGATTGCTTTGTAGTCTGGTTTAGCAAGACCCTGCAAAACTGGAAAGCTCTTGTTAGTACGAACGCAATTACATCAAGCGAACCTTGTGGAAATTATGCAGAAATCACGCATAACGGAGACAAGAAAGAGACTTATGTGGATGTTTACGCCAAGGTTTCAAATCGTGCCATTAAAGATTAGGAGGTGATCCAATATCTTGACTTGCAGGAATAGACTGCTATAAATTACTGTAAATTGCTATAAACCGTGTCAGATTTGATGCGGTTTTTATATTTGGAAAAGACGTAGAAAATGAAAGTTAAAGAACTTTGTGACGCGATAGAAAAAGAAGCTTATGTTTCGGTTTATCACAACAATGAACTTTTGAAAGGAGACTATCCATGCGATTTTCTTGATTGCGATTTGATTGTAAAAAGAATTTCCGTGATAGCTTGTGAAGTTATCCTAATAGAAACTTAAAAGAAAGGAACTAAAAATGGAAGATTGGAAAGAACGCTTTAAAAAAGAGTACTACGAATTGAGAGAACGATTTCAAAAGTTGGACATGATGATTGGTCAATACGAAAAAGGACAGCTAGAGTTTGAACCTAAATGTCCTATCGATTTGTTAAAAAGTCAGCGTTCGACTATGTGGAATTATTTAAAAATTCTAGAACAACGTGCAAAAATTGAAGAAATTAAACTGTAGAAACTAACCGTATGGAATCCCGTACGGTTTTTATGCGCACGAAGGGGAGATAGTTCGATCCTATCTCACGGGTTAATCAAGTTCGAGTCTTGAAATCTGGCGGGTGGTTCGAGTCCACCGGTGCGCGTTATTGTCCAAGCATTGAAGACTCTAAAAGCTATGGAATTATACAGTCGGGGACGACTTTAAAAATAGGAGGTTCGCAATGAACGAAGAAACACAAACAGTCGAAACGGTTGAAGAACAAAAGGTACCTGCAGAACCTGCACAACAACCGCAAGACAAGAAGAAGTACACGGATGCAGACGTCGATGCTATCATCGATAAGAAATTTGCTAAGTGGAAATCTGAGCAAGAAGCTAGAGAAAACGAAGCTAAGAAGCTTGCTAAGATGAATGCTGATGAAAAACAGAAATATCAGTTAGATCAGCGTGAGCGAGAATTAGCCAATCGTGAACAAGCGATTGCTCGGAAAGAATTGACCGCAGAAGCTAAGGCAATGCTAAGCGAACGTGGCTTACCAGTTGAATTAGTAGCCGTGGTTGATTTGTCAAACGCTGAAGCCGTGACTGAGTCGGTCGCAAGCATTCAAAAAACGTGGGAAGATGCAGTGCAGAAAGGTGTATCTGACCGCATGAAGGGTAGCGCACCTATTAAGACTGCGCCAACTAATCAGCAAGAAGTCACCGAAAAATGGAAACAGGACTTTTTGCGCTAGAAAATAAAAAAATGAGGTAAAAATAAATGGCATTTGAAGCATTAAACACAGCAGAATCACGCAAGAAACACCTTGGAATTATCGAGGATGTCCTTGCGGTAAATTCATACGCAACACCACTCTTAACACCAACTGAAGCAGTGACTCTAAACGGTCGCTCATTCACGGTCGCAACAGGTAACACAACCGAGCTAAAAGACTACAAACGTAACAAAGACAATGAATTTGACCATGTTGAAGTTGAAGAAAAGGTCTACACTCTTGAAGAAGAGAAATACTGGGGCCGTTTCGTTGACCAGTTGGACGAACGTGATTCAAACGGTCAAGTAAATATTGAGTATGTGATTGCTCGTCAGGCTGCCGAAGTAGTCGCTCCGTATCTTGACAAACTCCGTTTTGATGCATCACTTGGCAACGTAAGCGACAATGTGGTCATGGGTAAAACGGCAGGAGCGAACAACGCATACAATGCGGTTCTTGATGTTTCTGAGAAATTGGATGAACTTGGGATCACTAAAGAACGTTTGCTCTTTGTCACTCCAAGTTTCTACAAAGCTATCAAGTCTGAAATCGTACGCTTGCCACAAGGTGACGCAGACAAGAAAGTTCTTGGCAAAGGATACGTTGGCGAATTGGATGACTACACAGTCTACAAAGTACCTTCTAAATTCTTGCCAAATGTTAACGCCCTTGCAACTGCTCCTGGTGTTGTTACATCACCAATTCAAATCGACAACACTAAGTACAATGACAATGTACCTGGGCGTTTTGGTGAATTGGTAGAACAATTGCTCTACACTGGCGCTTATGTTCTTGAACATTTCCAAAAATACATCATCACAATTGCAGATACTAAGCCAGCAGCTAAAGAGTCAGCTCGAGGTAAGACGGTGAATCGTGCGAAAGCATGGAAGTCTGGTTCAGATTACAAAAAAGGCGACACAGTAACCCATGAAGACAAAGTCTATGTTGCGGTTAAAGAAATCACGAACTCTACAACTGCGCCGGACTCTGACTCAGCTAACTGGAAAATCAAGAAATAAGGTCTGAATTATGAAAGTCAGAGTCAAGCAAGCGTTCAATGATTGGCAAGCGAAAGTGAGACGACATGAGAATGATGTTTTTGAGATGACGGACGAGCGTTTCAACGAATTGTCGCATAATCTCAAGATCGAGTTCTCGGTCGATATCGCAGACGTTGTCGAGATCATTGACGAAACCCAAGGAGACGAGACGACTCCTTACGATTAGGAGGTCTTATGGAACTTGAAAAACTAAAACAATTGACGGGCGAGAGTGACGAAACAGTCCTCTCGTCTTTACTTTTAAGGGCTGAAAATATCATTTTATCTGAAACAAACCGAGACAAGCTGACTCCAGCACTGGATAGGTTACTACCTGAACTTGTAATTGAGCTCTACAACCGCTCTGGAAGCGAAGGAGAGCAGTCTAGAAGCGAAGGTGGCATATCTGTTACCTACAGTGAGTCAGGCTTGTCTACGGGCCTTTTACAGCGTATTCGGATGCATCGCTTAGCAAGGGTGGCAGGTCATGTTTTTGAAAAAAAATAGACTGAAAGCATATAACCTCAAGCGGTTCAAGAAAACCGTGACAAATGAGGGAATTGCTAAAGAAGGATACTCGGACGAGGTTGAAGAAGTACGACTTGAGTTGTGGCCAGCTACTAGCAAACTTCAATCTGAAATTTACGGTGACCGTGTCAACGATATCTTGAACGCAAATGCGAGCAAGGATGCGGATATCAACGTTAAAGACGGTGTCTGTATCGAAAGCCAGACAGATGTTACACATCGGGTTATCTCAAAAAAAGTATACAGTCATCATCAAGTATTGGAGTTGGAACGTGTCAGGTTTAATCGGAGCAGATAGCTTAATTGCTAAGTGTCGGAAGCTGGCAAGCAAACAAGTTGACGATGATATCGTCAGACGTGCGGTTTTAAATGCATGTAAAAACGTAGTTCAAGCAGATGCTAAACTCAGGGCGCCCGCGAATGAGGGTGAATTGAGAAATAGCATTAAAGTAAGAGTTAAAATTGAGGGCGACAAAGCCATTGGAGAGGTCTTCACGAACTCAGACCATGGCGCCTATGTTGAACTTGGAACGGGTCCTAAAGGACAAGAGAACCATTCTGGTATATCGCCAGAAGTGAGCGTGTCTTATCGGTCTAGTCCGTGGTACGTGCATGAAGACCAAATCAATGTAGGACCTTATCACTTTGCAAAAAGAGGGGAGTTTTACAAGATGTATGGTCAGCCTGCGCAACCTTACTTGTATCCTGCTTTGAAAGATAACCATGACCGTGTATCTAGTAACATCTCAAAATACGTTAGTAGAAAGATAAGAGAACAGATAAAATGATTAATATTAAGCCTGTAATTTACAAAGAATTGCAAAAGGTTGCAGATAATGTGACCGACACTTATCCAGACGATTGGGAGAATGTCCCAGTCGTCATTTTTTTGGAAGAACAAAATAAACCTGGTGAATGGTTCGATGATCAAGAGAAAAAGTCGCATATCCGCTACAAGGTGGATATCTTCGACAAAGATAGCACAAGCGATTTGGCAGTCAAAATCAATGAAATCTTTGCATCTTTAGGATTGCGAAGAACAGATTGTCAGGACGTGCCTGATCCGTCGCATTTGCGTCATAAGTTGATGCGCTTCGAGGGAATCGTTGACCTTAATTCACAATTGGTTTATCAGTATAGAATGGAGAACTAAAACATGTTAGCAAACGGAATTAAGCTTGCTTTTAGTAAAACTAAAGGCGATTATCAAAATCTTGTAGGTTTGAAAGAAGTACCTGAATTTGGTATTGAACCTGAAAAAGTCGAGAATACGACTCTTGCAGACAAGGTTAAGAAATACGAATTTGGTATTGGTGATGCTGGGGAACTTGAGTACAAATTCGCTTATGACAACACAACTGCCACTTCACCTTACCGTGTCTTGCGTAATGCTGCAGACAACAAGGAGAAACTCTACTTTGAACAAACCTACCCAGACAATACCAAGGTTACTTTTGAAGGTCAAGTATCCGTTAAATTGGGCGGTGGCGGAGTGAACTCTGTTATCGAATTCACGCTCAAGATTGCATTGCAGTCTGAATTGACATTCGTTGATGGAATTGGAGGTTAATAGATGGCTCTACCATACGCAACTTGGAAAGTTAGTGAGGATAAGGAATTGAAACTCCGCCTCACATCTTTGCAAGCGACCAAAGTTGAAGAAAAAATCGGAGCGAACTTGCTCAAGGTATTCATGCCCGCTGAGGGCGAAGCCTTTGCTTTGCCACCTCTAAAAGTCATGTTGCTGTTGACTCATGGAGCACTTCAAAAGTTTGAGCATGGACTCTCATTTGAAGATGTATCTGACCTATATGACGATTATGTTGATAACGGTGGGGATCAGGCAGCATTCATGGCAGACGTCATCTTGCCGATGTTGCAAGTATCGGGTTTTATGCCACGGGAGAAAGCAAACAAGAAAGCTCCCAAGAAATCCAAAGCGAAAATGGAAGTAGTCGAGTAGAATCGACTGCAGTTACATCAGTAAAAGAAATGGTTGAGGGGCTTTATCCGATGTTTTTGGACATTGGGGGTAGGCCCCTCGATTTTTGGGATTTGACGGTACTTGAAATCAGAGAAATGATTGAAAGCTATAATCGTGTCACGATCCAAAAACAAAAAGAAAAAATAGTTGAATCTTACAGACTTTCGCAGATGATAGCAAATAATGTATCCTTGTTGCTTTCAAAAGATGCCAAGCCACTTGAGGTTTGGGACTATGCGCCTGAATTATTCCAGGAAGAGAGAGAACAAGTCGAAAGAGCAAGGCAAGAACAAGAAATGAGGATGCATAAGGAACGCATGCGCGCATTCGCTGAGAGTCACAATCGAAAAATGAAAATGAAAGGAGAATAGATGGGAGTTACTCTTGATGAGCTCAAGGTTATGATTGACGCTGAAATCGCACCTTTCAAGAACAAGATGAAAGAAGTCGAGAATAAGGTCAAAGATGCCTCTAACAAAGTACAGTCATCAACCGACAAAATCAAGGCGCAATCTGGATCCATGCTAGGTGTATTTGGTAAGCTAGCTAAATTCGCTGGCTTTGCTTATCTTGGTAAGAAAATGCTTGATGTCGGTATGTACTCTACGCAGATGGCTCTTGAAGTCACGGCATCGGTTAACCAAATTAAACGTCAGATGGGCGAGAGCTCACAGACATTCTTAAAATGGGTCAACGATAACGCGAACGCTATGAATATGGGCGTTGGTGAAGCGACAAAATATGGGGCGGTATATTCAAACCTATTTTCTGGTTTTATCAAAGACTCGAACAAGCTGAGCGCATATACTGCTAAGATGCTTCAGACATCAGCAGTTGTTGCTGAAGGCTCAGGCCGTAGCATTACAGACGTTATGGAGCGGATTCGCTCTGGTTTGCTAGGGAACACGGAAGCGATAGACTTTTGTCGCACCGCTTAGAAATAGGCGGATTAAGAACTTACCAAAATCGGTAAAACTCTAAACTTTAATTTGTAACTTCGGTATAAATGTGATATAATATACTTAGTTAAAAAGAGGTGATATTATGGGCATTATATACGAAATTAAATGTACCAAAACAGGAAGAAGCTATTTTGGTCAATCCAATAATATAAAAAGACGATTCGATGACCACAAATACAAACTTCGTCATAACCAGCATTATTCAAAAGAAATGCAAGATGATTTTAACTTGTTTGGAGAATCAGAGTTTCAATTTTCTATTTTAGAAGAAGTATCTGATAACATCTTAGATGAGAGAGAAAGTTATTGGATATCATCATCTGACAATGTATATAATATTGAGGGTGGAGGAGTTAAAACAAAGCGCATTGCTGAAAGCACTAAAGAGAAATTGAGTGTTAAAGCAAAAGCGAGATATAAAACTCACGCAAAATATTTTAATAACCCAACAGCCATTAAAAAACGGTCAATATCAAATACAGGTAAAAAACGAGATGATGATTTTAGAAAGAAAATGAGTGACATCGCTAAAAAAAGAACAGGTTCTAAAAACTCATTTTTTGGTAAAAAGCACTCTGAAGAAACAAAACGAAAAATCAGTGAAGCTAATAAAGGGAAGTATGATGGTGGCAAGCCTAAGATTCCTATCGTAGCTATTCATCTTGAAACTGGAGCAACAAGGGAGTACGCATCAAAGAGTGATGCTTCAAAAGATATTTTTCCAGCTAGGTCTTTTATTGACAAGGTTTTGAATGGTGAAAAGAAACATTATAAAGGGTACACTTTTAAAGAATTAAAACATGACGATACCGAGGTAAATTAAGCAATTAAAAAGGCTTAATCACCGTAGAGCATAGGGATTGAACCTGTGCTTTTTGTTTTGCCAAAAAGTACAGAATAAAATATCCCCACGAGTGGTAAGCACCTAAACAATTCGGTTGTAGGTGAAAATATATGCCGAACTTACAAGAAATTGTAAGAAGTATGGATAAAAAGCCATGCGATAACATTATTGAGAAGACCTAGGAATTAACGTCAACGTAGCCATGATTCAATCGACTGAAGCATTCAAGCGCTTTGCGAACGGTCAAAGTTGGGATCAACTAGATTACCAAACCCAACAACAAATCCGTTTAATGGCGATTTTGGAGCAGGCGACCGCTAAGTATGGCACGACCTTGTCGCAGTCCGTCAACGGACGCATTAGCTTGTTTAAATCGCTACTAAAGGACGCTGCCTTAAACGTAGGTAATGCCTTCTTACCGATTATCAACGCAGTCATGCCAGTCTTGAATTCGTTCGCTATGGTCTTGAAGAATGTGACGGCTAAACTCGCTGAGTTTATTGCTTTAATGTTCAACAAGAAAGCGACTGTTAAAGACGGAGTTGCTGGCGCAGTCGGCGATATGAACGGAGCCTTACAAGATGCTTCATCTGGCGCAGGAGACCTCGCAGATGCTATGGGTGATGCAGACGACGCTTCTGGCGGTCTAGCTGATAACCTTGGGGATTCTGCCAAAAATGCCAAGAAAGCAGTCAAAGAACTGCTCGGGTTAGCCGGTTTCGATGAAATCACGCTCTTGAACAAGAAAGATGATTCTGACGACGGAGGCACTGGCGGTTCTGGTGGCGGTGGAGGTAAAGGCAAAGGTAAGAAAGGAAAAGGCGGAAGCGGACCTTTCAAAGACATCTTGCCAGAAGTAGCTTTAACCGACATGGATAACCAATTCAAGAGCATTTTCGACGGCCTTGGAGATAAGCTGAAAGGCTTAACAGACCTCTTTAGCAAGGGCTTTACTGCTGCATTCAGAGCCGAGGGTTTAGAACGCATTAAGATTGGTCTTGGTCAAATCAAGACTACGCTTGAAGAAATTGCAACTGATCCACGGGTAGTCAATGCTTTTAATGGCATGACCGAGAAAATCGCTTATGCACTAGGGCAGATTGCAGGCTCTATCGGTACGGTCGGAGTTGGCATTGGTGTCTTTCTTGCCGAAAGTATAGCAAATGGTCTAGGACGTCAAAAAGAGCGTATTATTCGCTCTCTAGTGGCTCAGTTTGAGAATACGGGCAATATGTTTGCGTCAGCTGGAAACATTGCTCAGGCATTCGCAGATGGTTTCTATGATGTCATAACATCGACTGGCGCTATTCGTATTGGAAGTGCGATTACATCTGCTCTTTTAGCTATTCAAGCTAGCGTTACTGAGGTTAGTTACAAACTTGGTGGTGACCTTATACAAGGTATCGAGCGAATTGTTACAGATAACATGCCTGGTATCGCCAGCTCGCTTTCCAATTCCCTGTCTGCCATTGCTCCTGTCTTTGAAAGTGCAGAACAAGCAATCAATGATATGGCCGACTCAATCAGTCGAGTGTATGATCAATACATTCGTCCGACGATTGAGTCGTCAACGAAAGCTATATCAAGTATTATCAGTTTGTTTGTAAGAGGTTGGAATAATTACATCCAACCAATTATCGAAAAACTCGGTCAGGGTTTCTCGGACACAATTGGCAAACACATCTCGCCAATGATCAAAAAGATTTTGGAGATGGCCGAAAGTTTCCAAGAAATGTCACAAGTCATTAACGCTTATGTAGGTCCTACTATCGGCTTTATCGTTGAGCAATTGACAAGAGTATTAGCTCCTGCAATTGAATATATAGGAGAAGTTTGGCGTGTTCTATCTAACACTATCTCTGATGTTTTAGGAGGCATAGCTGACTTTCTCAAGGGTGTGTTTGATATCATCACTGGTATTCTTACCAGTGATATGAGCAAGATTTTCGACGGTTTCACCGAAACTGGTGATGCTATCATGAACATCTTGTCTACAATCTTAACTGGATTGTTAGATTTAACAGTAGCGGTTTTGAAAGTTATCTGGGATACGATTGTAGCAATCTTCCAAGCAATTTGGGACGGTATCGTAGCTATCTTTACACCAATTGGCGAATGGTTCGCAGAACGCTGGAATGATATCACAACTGTTTTAGCAGACGTAGCTAAATGGTTTGGGGATATGTTCCAGAAAGCTTGGAACGCTCTAACGAATGTATTCTCTTCAATCGGCACTTGGTTCGGTGAGCGTTGGAACGATGTAACGACTGCGCTTGCTAACGTTGCTACGTGGTTCGGAAACATCTTCAAGACTGCATTTGAAGCGGTCAAGAACGCATTTAGCACGATTGGAAGTTTCTTCAGTGGTGTTTGGACCACGGTCAAAAACATCTTCGTGAATGCTGGTCAAATGGTCGGTAGCGCAGTAGGTGGCGCATTTAAGAGCGCAGTTAATGCGGTTCTCGGCACGATTGAAAATGTGGTCAATGGTTTCATTGGTATGATAAATGGTGTTTTGGATGCTATCAGAGGTCTACCCGGTTTAGGTTGGGTTGGTAGCGTAGGAACTATAAGTCTCCCTCGGTTGGCTCGTGGTGGTATCGTTGATAGTCCGACCGTGGCTATGATTGGTGAAGCTGGTAAAGAAGTCGTTATGCCTCTTGAAAATACCGGATTCTTGCAGACTATGGGACGCATCGTAGGCGGTGCGGTAGTCAATGCCTTGGGCGGTGGCTTGCCACAATCTGGAGGCTTCAGCGGTAGCGGTGACATCGTCATCATGATTGGCGGACACGAATTTGGTCGTGTGGCCATCCAAGAAATCAACCGAGAACAAGAACGTGCAGGACAAGTCTTGCTTAACATTTAAAGGGAGGTAAAATGGCACGCTTAATTATTAATGGGGTGGCTGTTAAGCCTCCCAAATCTTTTCAGGTCGGTATCCAAGATATCGATGGAGAAACAGGTAGAAATGCTAACGGAGACATGGTGCGTGACCGTATCACGACCAAACGAAAATTAGATTGTGAATGGGGCATGCTGACTCAAGATGAAATGAGTCAGCTTTTAAATGCTGTATCATCGGTCTTTTTTGAAGTTTCATATCCTGATCCAGTAAGAGGTCAGACAACAGGGACTTTTTACGTTGGAGACAGAACGGCCCCGAGCTATTCATTTACTGAGCGATTCAAGCCATGGTCTGGCGCAAAATTTAATCTGATAGAAAGGTAGGTTAGAACATGGATATATTTAGACGTAGGAAATTTGATGAAGCTATGTTTGCTAAGAACCGTACTCTTGCTATCAGAGTAGGTCAGTATCAGTCAAGTGATATCAAAGAAGCAAGTTTTGATTATGGCTATATCAAGGGTGATACATACAAGCCGGGCGGAACGTGTGCTGGAAGTGGTAAAATCACGTTCACAAGCATTATTACTACATTCAATAAGCTAGATAAGATTTACCCTGAAATCGGTCTTTTGGTGGATGGAACCTACGAATGGGTGAAGATGGGTGAATACTTCATCAACGATATTGAGATTGACCGAAACCGTAACACAACTAGGCTCGAACTAATGGATGGGATGTTCAAACTCAATCAACCTTATGAGTCGACCTTGACCTATCCAGCGTCTATCCAAAAAGTAGTAGCTGAAATCGCAAGTCGAACTGGAATTAAGTTAGAAGATGCGTATTTTGATGCCACTGATTTAACCGGGCAAGTTTACTACATCGATAAGAAACCAGATGGCAAGAAATTGACTTATCGGGATGTCTTGAGTCTAGCAACGCAAATCCTTGGTCGTTCTTGTTTTTTCAATCGAGATGGGAATCTTGAAATTCGAGGATTGATTGATTCAGGCGTCACGATTACAGCAGACAGCTACTTCATGCACGGTTTGACCAAAAGTGAAGTTCAGTATCAAATTGCAGGGATAAGTTGTAAAAAAGAGAAAGAGACTCTCACGGTTGGTATGCGTACTGGTCGATCATTGGAATTGGATAATCTATTCATGTCTCAATCGATGTTGGATAACCTCTATCACAGCATCAAGGATATCAGGTTCTATCCGTTTAATCTGAATTACCAAGGCCATCTTTTGCTTGATGTTGGGCAGTGGGTAACCATCAAGACGAACAAAGGTGAGACGTTCAAATCGCCAATACTAAGTCAGTCTTTCACATTTAAAGGTGGTTTGCGTGGTCGTATCAGTGCAGACAGTAAATCTGGAAATGATGCGCAGTATTCATACGCAGGAACAATCACGAAGAAAATTGAGCAATTTAGCGAATTTGAGAAGCAAATTCAAAACCAAATTGAAGAAGCTGACAAAGGCTTTGACAAGAAAGTCGAGAAAATCAAGAACGACTTTAACGACCAAGTCGAACTAGCCAAAGCAAAAGCGGAAGAAGTCAAGAAAAGTCTAACAGAGACAATCGACCAGCGTTTTCGTGATTTCGACAGCAGTGGTTTGAACGAAATCAAGCAAAAGGCCGAAGAAGCTTTGAAAAGCGCTGGCGCAGGTAGTTTGCTTGCTCAAGAAGCGAAACAAATCAGTGAGCAATTGAGACGACAGCTTGATAACAAGGCTGACCTCGTCGAATTTCAGAGAGTGAAAGAAACCAATCAGCTGTACGAACGGATTATTGGTAGAAGCGAGTCTGATATTGCTGAAAAAGTCTCACGTATGGCCATGACTAGCCAACTGTTTCAAGTCGAAGTTGGTAAATATGCAAACGCTGGCGGACCGAATATGCTCCGAAATTCGAGGGCGGACGACGGTTTGAAGCATTGGACCGAAGCGAATGGGCGTTTGGGATTCACAGCTCACAGCTTCTACTTCAATGGACAAAAGCGCATGTTTGAACTAAGACCGGGCGCCGTCGTAAAAAGCCCACGTTTCATTGTCAAGAGAAATGCAGATTACGTTTTCAATATTTTAGCTTTTGATAACAATTCAAAATATTTTAGAGTGTATTTCTGCAAGCGTAAAAAAGGTTCAAGTGCGGATTTTGAGCAAAAACAGCTTGTATTTGATGGTAAACCAAGATGGGTCGATGGTGCGGTTTTCGATAACGGTAGAACGGTCAAAAAATCCTTCAAATTTAACGTTGGCGACTATGACGATGGCTATCTGCAATTTGAATATGACCGCAACAACCCTAACAAATGGGGTGGACTATTCATGACAGAGTTAGATTTCTATGAAGGGTCAAATGATCGACTCTGGCAACCAGCCCCCGAAGATGCGACCTTAGAGACAGACGAAGCTGTTCGTACAGTTCAAAATCAACTTGCTGGCTCATGGGCAGTTCAGAACCTCAACAGCGCTGGCTCTATCATTTCGCAAATCAACGCTACAAACAATCAAATTTTGATTGAGGCAGAAAAAATTCGATTAAAGGGTAAGACCTTGCTTGACGAATTAACGGCTATTGATGGTTACTTCAAGCGATTGTTTGTGGGTGAGGGTAACTTTGCCAAGTTGAATGCTGAGATTATCGGAGCGAATACTATCACAGCTGATAAATTGGTCATGGACCAAGCAATGGCTAGAATGTTTGTTTCGAGCGATATCTTCACGGATACGCTTGCTGCTAAAGAAGCCTTTATCAATAAACTTCGGTCTGTTGTAGTGTCTGCGACTTTATTTGAAGGTTTCAAGGGTCGAATCGGTGGCTTCCAAATCGGTACGCATGACAAAGACCCGTCTGCTTATTGGTTGACTGGCCAGAACCAGTTCTCTGTCGGAATGAGCAGCGGTAGTAATAATACTAATTGGACTCGAACTGCTCTTTGGGTGAATTGGGGCGATAATTGGGGGAGCCCTGGGAATGACGCTTGGTTTGTAAGGCAAAATGGTCGAATGTTTTGCTACAGCCGTGCTGAATTCTGGGACACCCCAATTATTCACGGAAATCTTCAAGTAACAGGTAATATTTACTACGCTAAGGAATCAGGATTGTGGGCTTACTGGATTTCATCACCAGAGTATTCAAGTATCGCACCTTCAAATAATTATCTGTATCTCTATCGCGCTAATTCAAGCTACGACTGGATTCCGATGAACAAGGAGATTTCAGACCGCAGGTACAAGCACAATATCGAAGCTAGTACAGTTTCCGGCCTTGATATCATCGAGCAACTCAAGACCTACAGTTATCGCAAAGAATACGATGGCAAAATCGAAGATATCTCTTGCGGTATTATGGCGCAGGATGTCCAGAAATATGTTCCTGAAGCATTTTATGAGAATCCAGACGGGGCATACTCGTATCGCACATTTGAATTGGTGCCTTACTTAATCAAGGCCATTCAAGAACTAAATCAAAAAATACAGAAATTGGAGAAAACAGCATGAATGAACAAGACAAACAAATCAGCAATTTAGCGATCAAATCGTTAGGTGAGAAGGTCGGTAATGAGGCAACTCAATCAGCTACGCTCGAAGCTCTATACACAGTAACTGCGATGGAGCTTGAGCAGATGAAGCAAATCATCGAATCAGATGAAAAACTCAAAGCTAAATTTGAAGAAGTGAAAGGAAAAATTGTAAATGGCAATCAATAACTATGAACTAGCAGGCAAACCTTACACACGAGGCTTTGGGGATAACCTAAAGACCGTGGTTGAAATCCGTCTCTCGGAAGGCAGTCGATACAGTACGAACCTGCGCGAACTTGCAGGAGACCGTACGAATGAGCAAGAGGATGTCTTGATTCAAGCAGTATTGGATATCCTGAAATCCGAGTTGGACCCAGGTTCAGCAATCGTGAAGGCACAAGCCGAGATTGAACAAGCAGTACAGACTCTTGCGAAAACAAAGACAGATTTGACTACTAACAAAGAGAACATCGATAGCGTATCAGCAATTACTGAGGTTCTCATTGCGCTTGCGATTGGTCAAAACGGTGGGATGCCAACAAACACTTATAGCAAGGTTGCGCAGTTCATCAAGCCACTTATAAAAGACCGTCGTTATGTGAACGGCGATATTGTCGCAATGCCTTATCCGTTTGACACCAATCCGAAATGGCAGAAAGAAACACCTACCATCCTGAAATTCCAAATGCAACCATCTGAAGGGTACACTTTCAAAGAACAACCTCTTGTTGAAATGTTGCAGAAGGGTATTCTGACAGTTGTAATGCCACGCATTGAGTAAGGGGGATTTTATGTCATGGTCTGAAATAATCGAGAAAATGATGCATGCGATTACTCAACTTGCTCCTACTATCGGTGTCATCGCTACTGGTTGGTTTGGGATGCGAGCAAGTAAAGCAGGAAATCTCAATCAAGAACAGTTCAAGGAGTTGAAAGGTGAATTGAGCACTATCCATGCAATCGGTGAGGAGAACAAGCAAAATATAACTGAAATCAACAACAAGCTGGCTGTGCATGATGAAGCACATCTAGCTACTATGTATCTACGACTGGAGCGTGATATTACTGTTGCTCTCAAGCGTGGTTATACAAGCGTTCACGAGTCGGATATTATCCACAAAATGCACTCAAGTTACAAAAAACTAGGTGGGAATGGGCGCATCGATGCCCTATTTAACAAATACTTAAATTTAGAAATTGCGGAGGAAAATACAAATGCAACAAATTACTGAAATCATCGTAGCATCAGCTACTGGAGTCTTAACCATTTTGGCTGGCGTCGCAGTCAAATCCATTAAAGATTTTTTGATTAAAAAAGGTGGAGAAAAGACCATCAAAATCGTTGAAATCTTGGCTAAAAACGCAGTCAATGCCGTGGAGCAAGTCGCTTCTGAAACTGGTTATAAGGGTGAAGAGAAGCTGGAGCAAGCACGCACTAAAATCCGTGCCGAGCTTACAAAATACAATATCAGTATGACTGACCGCGATCTTGATACATTCGTCGAGTCAGCGGTTAAGCAGATGAACGAAGCCTGGAAAGGGGAGTAAACATGGGATTAAATCTTGAAACAGCTATTGCTTGGATGCGTGCCAGAAAAGGTCAAGTCTCTTATAGCATGGACGACCGCAATGGCCCTGACTCTTATGATTGCTCAAGTTCAATCTACTACGCTCTATTGAGTGGAGGAGCCGTCTCGGCTGGTTGGGCAGTTAATACAGAGTATGAGCATGATTGGCTCAAAAAGAACGGATATGAGCTCATCGCTGAGAACACTCCATGGGATGCTCAACGTGGAGATATCTTCATTTGGGGGCGTCGTGGATATTCTAGCGGTGCTGGTGGCCATACTGGTATTTTTGTGGACAGTGATAACATTATCCACTGCAACTATCGTTTCGACGGTATCACGGTCAATGACCACGACGACATTTGGCTCTACGCAGGACGACCTTACTATTATGTGTATCGCTTGACTAATCCATCTGCAGCTGCTGAAGAAGTAAAAACTGGTTGGCAAAATGACGATAATGGTTACTGGTTCGTTCGTGTTAACGGCTCTTATCCAAAAGACCAATTTGAGTACATTGAAGAGAACAAGTCATGGTTCTACTTCGATAGCCGTGGATATATGTATTCTGAACGCTGGCTCAAGCACACAGACGGTAAATGGTACTGGTTTGATAAAGACGGGTACATGGCCACATCCTGGAAGAAGATCAACGGGAAATGGTATTACTTCAATCGTGATGGCTCTATGCATACTGGATGGGTTAAATACTACGAAAGATGGTATTACCTCAATTCTGAAAATGGGGACATGGTATCGAACGCATTTGTGCCTTATAACGGCGGATACTACCTCATGCTCGAAGATGGTCGATTGGCTGAGAAAGAAAGCTTCAACATCGAGCCAGATGGGCTCATTACCACAAAATAATTTTTTTAAAATAGAAAGGAAATTTTCTAAAATATTGTTCTAATTGTTTAACCGCAGGCTTATGCTTGCGGTTTTTTGTTTGCTCTGGAAAGGTTGGATTTAAAATCCAAGCTATTTCTCTGAAAGTAATTTCAGAATAAAAAAGTAATGATTTTTTCACTACTTTTTTTAATTTCTTACGAATAGATAAGTAGGAGGAAGAAAATATGAACATTTTGAAGATTGAAATTGCAAGCATAGAGCAGACTGATTTAGGTTTTGAGCATTGGGTAAATGTGACTTACCAGGTGCCGATTTTGAAAAATGAATATACAGTCAAGCTGTTGCTGTTCATGGAATGCAAGATAGAGGACCAAGAGGTTATTGAGTACCTGGTATCAACCTGGAAGTATCGTGATCTCGTGTTGCATTCAGTGCGGATGTATGAGATGGAATCGGACAAGACATAA